TTCCCTAAGGGAAGTACGGTCGGACCCTAGTGCCCACTTATGTGGGCACCTGGTCCGCTTGGATAATTTATCCTACGCTCGGAAAAGGTTGAACTCACCATCTGCTCTTGAATTTCTCCAAGAGAGGAAGGTAACCAGCGACTAGAACTAAGTTCTGTCGCCAGTGTAGAGTATCAATCAAGTCCGAGATACTTTTGCCACGCAACTCTCGCCAGGTTGGGGGAGGAGGCTGCTTGGCCAAGAGATCTCGATAGAATCTGTGAATCTTTTGACTCACAGATCCCAGCGAGGGAACTTGGTCAGCGGCAGGAACTGGATCAAATGAAAACAACACATCCATACGGAAGTGTGTTTCCACATGATCCAGAACCTCCTTGATTGGGTACCAAGGTAAACCTGTGACCTCCTTAAGGTGGTCCTTAAGTTTATCATAGGATTCCCAATCACCCTTCTCAATTCTTACACCAAAGGTGTACTCGTAGAACTGATCGACATCGATCCAAGATGGACGCTCCCAAATGGAGGCGTCCATGGACCGGTTCAGATCCGCCTCATGAGTAATCTTACGTTTACTCGTGAAGACGGATCCGACCCAACTGTCGTAGAGTCTTTTGGTTTCCTCTGCAGAAGGATCTTTTGCAGAGTAGGTCCAAATAGACCCTAAGGTTCGAAAGTTAAGAATGTAATTGATGTTCCTGTTATCGGATAACAGGGACGACAATCCTTTCAAAAAGAATGAACCTGTGTGCGAGAGGTTGTTTGTATCGGGATGTATGAACCCCATTCCACCGAACTCCCTAGGGAGGTAGGTTGGAATGTCAAGTTCTTTGGACCGCACGACCATTCGTGCATTCGCATACAAAGAAAGTATCCTTGAGGCTTTCTGAACCTTCTCCGCATACCCTGCTTCTGAAAGAGGCAGGGACACCCAAGCGGTGGCGGAGGCGGCTGCAGAACCCCTCGAGGAGTTGAAACTCTTTTCCCGTGTACCCCTGATTTGGGGTGCACGAGTGGGAGGAACTTTCGATAGTAGGGATTTAACTGGCGGGTACTTGACCTTTCTCAGGTATGCTCGCCCCTCAGGGGTGACCATCCTGACATAGAGATTCTCTGTGTATTGAACACAGAGATTCGATATGATGTCTGTACCTTTCGATATCTCATACCCTGACTCTACAAGGGACTCACGGAATGCTAAATAGGATTCCAGGGTCCCTCCTGAGGCAGAAGAGTCATCACCACATATGGTTTCCCTGTAAAACTTAGTTTTACCACGGGAGCCATAGTGGCGGTGGAACTTCTGACCCAGGCAAAGTAGCACCCAAGAATGGCTCTGTCCCATAGGGACAGAGCGTTCTGTGGTGAAGGGGAAGGTATCGGCCAGAGGACCTCTTTTCCTCCACCAAGGCGGAGCATGAGCCCTAGTAGGTCTCATGCTCACCTTGATGATGGTTTCGAGGTTATCCCCCAACCACTCTGGAATGACGCCGAGCTCCTTCATTCCGAGAACGGAACCTAAAGCTAGGTTCCGTACCTCCGGAATAGAGGAGTTATCGGTCGCCGCCGTAAGATCGGCGGAGTCAAATGGGGGGTCGGGACCCAACGTTCTCGTTGGGTCCTTTCCACCCCATCCCAGAGTGGGAATGGTGCGATCACATTTCAGGACAGCAGTAAAACACGTCCTATAGACGTGTTCGAGGTCAATGAGATGGGATTTCGTGATACCTATCACTCTAGCTTTGCCTCCGTCGTCGTCGACGGAGTCCATGCGTGATGGTAGTGATTCCGGATAACTCAAGGCAACATACTTGGGCCTCTCCTTATAGAAATAAAAGGAGAGATCCTCGTATGAACTTTCAGAATATATCTCGGTCTCACATCCCATTGGGATGTCTGGATCCGAGAGACAGTCTGAAAAAGCCAACTCCAATAGCAAACGGCTGTTAGGCCAAACCTGACAGAGAACACTACCTTGAAGGTAGTACACCCCGTCAAATTCTTTATAGAAGACGGGGTCGATGTCAAGCGGCTTACCAGAAGGACAGAACACAGATTCTACTCCGTCTTCGAAGCAGAATCCGAGTTCTCGAAACTTCCGGATCCGGTCGTAATGCTGTTTATGTCGGCCACCTCTCTGACGAGACCTCTCCCAACAGGCAGAGGTAGAGTCAGAGATGTGTATGTCCATGTTAGCCCTTACCTTTTTGGCAGGGAACCGCATGACATACTCGCGGCCGAACTCCAAAGCTGCAGTCAATTTCTGATCCGGAGGATCAGACTTGACCAAAGTTCTGGACTTAAACTTAAGGAGTGAGTTAATACGCTTCTTCTGAGTGGGAAACCCCTTGGCCCTCTTCCCTAAGGAAAAGGCCCAATGGGCTTCGATCACCCAGCCGGAGCCGTCAGTTTTGTTTAATATCGACCAGGAAGAGTCTTTGAAGAATCGGTAACCTTTAAAGTTGCCGAGTCGATCAAAGCCAGGTGTTCCTGAGTCGGGTTTAAAAACGGAGGACTGAGGTACGGGCACTCCAGACGTAACTCTGGAGAACTCGTACATTGAGTCTAACCGTTGATCGAGCCAGTCTACACCACAGGTGAGACCGGACCGAAGAAACCAATTAAACAAACGACGAACCGCAATCACGTCGCGCCGACTCTTGGACAACACCCTTACGGGTGCGACAAGAGTCAGCGCGCCCACGAGAGATCCCCATCTCTCATTGAGTAACTCGACCTCCCGTTTGGAAGGTTTACATGCACTGATCAGCTCACGAATGTGAGCTGGTGCGGTCCATTTCCCGAACAACAGGTGGCAAACGAAGGATGGCACTAAGGGCGCTGATCCATCGGCCCCTGAACTGTCGTCCAGGACCCGAATTGGCAGCCAAAACTGGTTGTCAAACGGGGCCGGCTTCATCCCAGGATGAAT